TCGTTAATGATAATGAACGTTTTGCCTGTCCCTTGCTCTGCTGCTAGGCAGAAAAACTCTCTTCGACCAAACTTATTCAGACATTCAATCTGATGTTTATACGGTGTTATTTTAAATTTATTTTCCATCACTTGCTCCAAGAATACTAGCCAGCTCTTGCCAATAAACAGCTTTAATCGGCACTGGACTGTTCCAAACTGATAATGCGCAAAGTCCTGCTAAAGTCATTTCGTTTACGAACTGCGCCTCAATTCCCTTAATTAAAAGAGCAATCGTTTCTGTCCTTATGAAAATGTAACCGTTACCCTCTGCTAAATACTGTCTCTTAAGCCAACCTTGCTGCTGAATACTTAGCTTGTGATTGCTTCCGAATAATGGCGTGGTTTTACGTTTAGGCTCTGTCGGAGTTTTAATCTCAATCCAAGATTCAACTCCGTTAAGACAGAGATTAACGTCAGGCATCCCGTCAACCATTGTATTTTCAACCCTGTCAATCCTAGCTTTTGGACTAGCGTTAATCAGTCCTTTTCTTAGTGAATTATATGCTGTTCTCTCAGACATTCTTCAATACCTTGTATTTGGTTATGAAACCGAATTTAATCCCTTTGATAAATCTAGCGCGAACTAAAACGTGCGCACCCTCTTTGATATTCTCAAACATTTCTACCCCCATGCGCTTATAGTCGAAACGTCCAATCCGAGCACCAATAAATCCTGTATCGTCCTTAACGCGAATATCTAAATAAATCACTGGACCAGTTTCAATCTTACCATTACGCTTTTTGACGTTCACTTCCTCGTTAGAGTCGCGCAAGTTCTTATAAATAAGTTCGCCTAAGAATACGTGAGTGCCTTCTTGAGAGCCGTCAAAGTTTTTAATTAGGTCAATATCGCCAACGATACCGAACTTCGCTGGATTTTCGTACATTTCTGCGTATGTTGTGCCGAACGGGAAAATATTGGTGAAGGCATTCTCACTCTCATTTAGCATTTGGTGTTGCTTTTCTGTTAGCTTTCCTTCGTTTCTAGCGATCACCAACTCTTTAGCTTTATTTTCGCCAATTCCTTTTAGGTTACTAAACCCGCCAACCAACTTTCCTTCCTTAACGCTCCAATTTTCTTCAGACAGATTTACGTCGAACGGAGAAAATTCTATTCCCTCGTTAACCATCTCCCTTAAAAGATCCGTCGCGCTATCTTCGTCCTTCGCACTTCGTAAGTTCGCAGCTGCAAACTCCAACGGAAAATGCGCTTTTAAATATGCGCACCAATAACTGATGACAGCGTAACTGCGAGTGTGCGCCTTATTCATCTGCCAAGAACCCATCATGTTGATTAAGTCCCAGATCTTCCTAGCCTCTTCCAGCTTCATTCCATTCTCTTGTGCACCTACTTTGAAAATCTCCCAATAGCGTTCAAAGAACTCTGCACCGAGACGTTTTGAAATAGACTTACGAATAATGCTGGTTTGCTCCCAGTCGAACTTACCGATCTCTTTAACGATCGCCATGGTCTGCTCTTGATAAACTGGAAGCCCGAAAGTTTCATCCATATGCTCTTTAACTAACGGATGCAGCGCGTCATAGCTTTTGCCTTTCATACGCTCAATGTATTGCTGAGTAACGCCACCAGCGAATGGACCAGGACGGGCTAGAGCTGTAACAGCGTCAATCTCAACGATGCTCTTGAAGTTAATCTGTTTTGTAATAGAGCGAAGCGCATTCCCTTCAAACTGGAAAATTCCGCAAGTTTTATCTTGGTTAAAAATCTCGTAAGTTTTCTCGTCGTCTAGCGGTAGATTATACCAATCAATTTTAACTCCGCTGTCTTCAAGAATGCCAAGCGTGCGTAAACCCAAAACGTCGATCTTCAATAGACCTAGTTGCTCCGCTGCTCCTTTTTCGATGTGCGCGATCCCGTTACTATCAACTGTCGCATAATTATCAATTCTATCGTTACAAACTAATAAGCCAGCAGCATGAACGCCAGTATGAGAAGCATGTCCCTCAATAACCATCGCAGCAGCAGTCTGCGGATAATCTTGAATGAATTTTCTACCTACGTCTGTCGTCGTCAACGTATCCTCAAGGCAGTTAGACGCACGAGCATCTACTACGCTTCGTTCGATAATTACTGACTTAACGTTAAAGGTCGCAGCTGGTGGAATGCCCAGCTTTTTACACACCTGAACCAACGAACTTTTAGGCTTATAACGACTAACAGTTCCGATATGTGCAGTCTTGTTCTCGCCATACTTTTCAGCCATATATTGGAAAACCATCTCACGTTTAGTATCAGGAAAGTCCAAGTCAATATCAGGCAAGTCAGAGCGGGAAACGTCAATGAAACGTTCAAAGAATAGTCCGTGCTGCATTGGATCAATCTCTGTAATTTTAGATAAGTAGCAAACTAATGAGCCAGCTGCAGAACCCCGACTTGGACCAACGAGCATGTGCTGTTTAGCGAAGTGCACCATATCCGCTACCACAATGAAGTAGCTGGTGAAGTCTTTACTTTTAATCAACTCTAACTCATACATTAAGCGAGTTTCATATTCGTCGTTCCAAGTGATATTTCTTTCTTTAATCCCCTGACGACACATAGCCTCTAAGTCGCCCTCTGCTCTAATCATCGGGGCTTTAGGTAAAACTAAATCCTTACAAGCGTCAGCAATCTCCTGCGCTAAAGGCTCTGAGCCAACGTTGTCTAGAATATGCTGGGGTGACATCTTTTTATCGTTAGAAACGAACTCAAAAGCATCAATGTCCTCTTCTCTGCAATAGCCATTATCGCTAACAGTTACAATCGGCAATCCCAGATTGCGCTTCGCAGCTGCTAGAACTCTGCTCTCTGGACCAATATCGACGATCGCCCCTACTTCTACTAGGAAGTCTTTATCTAATACCGTGCCAGCGAACTTAAATACATTATCAGAAATTTCTCTAACGTCATCTCTGTAAAGTCTAGGGATGCCACCGAATTTATCTTGATACTGTTGCCTGTGCGCTTTAGAAGAAAAGCGATACAATTCCGACAGACCTTCCATATTCTTAGCAATGAAAAACATCGTATTATTCTCATCGCTATCGCTAACCATTAGCTCAATGCCTAGCATCGGTTGAATACCAGCCTCTTTACAAGCGTTGTAAAAAGCCACGTGGCCCCAGCTATTCTCATCAACGATCGCTGCAGCAGTACAATTGATCTCCTTTAGACGTTCGACGATCTTGTCTATCTTAGCAAAGGTTTTCCCGAAAGAATACTCTGTGCGAATTTTTAGCTGTATCATTTAATGTCCATTCTGGGGAAGTTGCAAATCTTGAATGTCTGTGTCTATTTCTCTCTCGTCTGGCAGTTTTACAATAACGCTCGTCGGAAAACATCCTGTTTTAATCACTTCTACAGTACACTCAAGCGTTTTGTGCCAACAATATTTAGGGAGCATTTTATAATTCATCATACCATTTTCCTAGCAAGTAAAACTTCAAACAATGCTTCAACGTCAGACATGGCACGATGTTTCTGTTCTAGGGGTTTTCCGATTGTTATCTCATAAAGCTCAATCAATCTCATGCGTCTGCCTTTTATGTGCTTAAATTCAGCAACTGTGCAGACTTGATCGAATGGCCAAACGAACTCTTTTTCCTTACCGCAACGACGCAACTCAAACATCATTAAAGATTTATCAAAAGGCAAGTTATGAGCAAAAATAGCATCAGCCCCTTTAAAAACTTCCTCAATCTCTGGCAGGTAATGGGGGAATGTCAATTTATCCGCAACGTCTTCATTCGTGATGCCTGTTATTTTAGTTATTTCCGCTGTGATCGTCTCGCTCGGATTAATAAGCCATTCATGACGACTTATCTCCTTCCCGTCTTCAACTTTAAGCAATGCCAACTCAATAATCTTTGGCTGTTTTTCTAATGGAGCAGACTGCGGTAATGGCAGACCTGTTGTTTCTGTATCAAAAATAAGACTAATCATTAAATTGCTCCTGTTATATCTAAGTTCGTGCCATTGATGTAATTAGGCATATATAACAGCTGAATTATCGCTGCTGAAACTTCGCTCTTGTTAGTAAATCTCCCCATCGGAATGAGAGAAGTTGCGTAACTGTCTGCTTCTTCTTGCGTCCATCCGCGAAGTTCGTTAATTTGCTTATCTGTCATTTCAGTCATGGTTGTTTCTTCAATTTTTCCTGGAGAAATTGAGTTTATTACCCAACCTTTTGGAGCAAGTTCTCTAGCCATAACTCTGGTCATATGCACTAGGGCTGCCTTGCTTGCGCAATATAGACTGGTGCAACGTTGTGCGACGCGATGCGTTATGCTCGCCACGTTGATGACTCTGCAAATATCTCCTCTCGCTACCAATGCATTGATAATCCAATAAGGAACTAAAATGTTATAATAAAGAATGTCTTGGTCTTCATCTGGAGTTTCGCCGATCCACGAAAGATGATTGATGCCGAAATTATTTATTACGACGTCAATCTTAGGAAGCGTAAAGAGATGCGCTTCAATTCCTTCTTTATGAGCTAAACTCTCGAATGGGATATCATAAACATCATATCCTAAAGAGCGCAATTTAGTCGCTACAGCAAACCCCAATCCATCAGGATTACTTGAACCTGTTACTAATGCATTCTGTGTATTAGTCATCGGTTAAACTTTCAAGCATCGCAGCATAAACAATCGCATCGTGCGCTGAGTCTTGATGACCACCTTTATTGAACGCTTGGCAGTAGCGAGACAGCTTCATAACGACGTTGTCGATTTTAGCGTAGCGGTTAAAGTCGTCCGCATTATTTAAAGTAACGCCATTCGAGAATAATGCAGCCATAATCTGACCGTGCACTAACCAACTATCTCCATAGACCTTATTGCGTTGCTCGTATGCAACGCAATAAGGTCTATGGA